CAGGAATTATGTTTTTTCTATTATTAGAAGAACCTATTCCATCAAATACTACATAAACTTGAGTTGGTTGGATTGTTTTTATTAAAAAACCTAATGAACGAAAAAACCCACCTAATCCACCAATATGTGCACCATCAGGATTAACTGCTCTTATTACACTAAAGTTTCTAAAAAATAAATTTAACCCATCAATTAACATATACCTTTCAGAAGTCGGGGCATTTTCTCCATTTTCTTGAATATTATCAAGAAGATTAATAAGATCTTTTTTCATATAACTTTTATTCTGGTTCATTAATAAAGGATTCAACTTGTGAGGTATCAGAGTTTTCTTCAATTATATTAAAATCTCCTCCTCCTAATACTTTTTTCCATTCTTCTTTTTGGGATTCTTTATAATTTTTTAAATCCTTATCATTATCTAAAATAAATCCATGAGGTGTCATAACAATTTTACCTCTAGATTGTATCCCATTAATATGATTTTTATCAATTTGGAGATTTGTTCGTTTAGCAAATTCTACTTGTTTACCATCTTTAATAGCTTTTAATTTAGATGTACCAGAATCTGCAATATTTCCAAATGTTACTACAAATGTAGCATCAAACCACATTGCAAAACCACCTTTATTCATTAATTTAGGTTGTCCCATAGGCACAACAGGTTTAGCTGCCCAAACTTTATTAACACAAACTAAAGTATTCGTGTATTTTGAACTTTCTTTACGAGATAATGTAATACGCTGATTAACATTATTTCCAAATTGAGTTGACATAGCACCTGCGTTCCATTCATTATTATTTTTATTAGATTTAACAGACATTTCACAAGGTACTGATCCAATAGAGTCCCATAGAAACATTAAATCATATGGTAAACTACCTTTTTTCTGTTCATCCATTAAATCTAAAATAAATGCAGCAACATCTTCAATTGTGTTAATAGTTTCTCTATCAACATATAAAAATTGACCTTCATAATCAATCAATTCACCTGTTTCTTCATCAAATATTTCATTAACTTCAAATCCCATCATTTTAGCATGTTCCCATGACCACTTCATTTCAGTAATAATAAAAACAGGCAATATACCACGTTTTTGGGCAGCAACTGCTGCCTCAAGTAACGCGGTAGTTTTTCCTGTATCTGAATGTCCTCTAAGTAAAACAATGTGTCCTAAAGGTATTCCTGGTACTGATGTGACTTCTTGAAATGCTGGGGAAAGAGGGACCCAATCTTGAGTTTTAAATTTAACATTAGATGCTAAACCTTTTTTATTTTTAAAACTGTTTAAATTAAAACTGGATTTTAATTCCTTATCTACTGCTTCAGACAGTGATTTTCTTTTTCTTGGCATATAATTTTAAGTTTAAAATGGCATATCGTCGTCAAACATCTCATCAAATTTATCTACTTTTGTTTTCTTTTCTTTAGTAGATAAACTGTAGTTTGAGTCGTTTTTTTCATCATCAAAGTCAACTGCGGGTTCTGAAGTAATTTCTCCTTCTTCTTCATCAGGTGATAACCACTCTTGAAGAGCTGCTTTAATGTCATCAAACGGAAGTGGTTTGTAAGTCTCTTTAGGATTTTGTTGATCGTCTAACCATGTTTCGATTAAATCTTTATCAGATGATAATTGGGTTTGTTTCATTGAAGGGGAAATAGTAGTTAAATTGTACTTAGTACCATTAGTATCAGGTCCAGTAGTAACTAATTTAATATCTCTACCATTTACAATGTCAGTAAAATCACCAACTTCATCATCAGCAGCTAAGTTTAAAAACGATTCATAAACTTTTTTGCCAAATTCCCACATTTGAACTCCTTCTGCTTCTTCACCTCTAACAATTACAGGAGCAAAGATACGTGTTTTAGGATCTAACTTTTTAGCTAAACGCCAATTTTCTTTATCATTTGTTCCTCTTAATTGTTTTGCAAATTCAGCAATAGGATCTTTTTCTCCCCAATTTAATGGTGAAGCAATAACCTTTCTACTACCAATACCATAGTAAAATTTCATTTCAGTAAATGGATAATCTTTATTGTACTTAAAAGGTACAACTCTAATTGTTTGTTTACCTACAGAGGGTTTAAATCTTCGACTTTTGGGATAGTTGTTACCACCAGTATTAGTGGTATTTTGCATTGATTCTAATTTCTTTTTGATAGCATCTAAATTCATATAACTTAATTTTTAATAATAACGATTTTAATATAATAACTTTTCTTCAGCAATCCAAACTATAGTTCAACTATTTTATGGATTTTTGTATTTAATTGCTTTATTTCATTATGCTGGGTAAGTAAAATACAATTTCTATAGTGTTGCCAATTAATTGGGAATTTTGTATCTACAACTCCATTATTTAATTTTTTAATTAACTCATTTAAAGCATTAATTGTATATAGAGTGTTTGATTCTTTTTTTCTATGGACTAAAATAGTACTTTCAGGTATGTTACTTATATTAGCTTGATCTACATTGTAAGTAACAACATATTCATCATTACTTTTAATATATAAAACAAACATTTTGTCATACATTATAATATAACGATTAGACAATTCTTCAATTAGATTATCTAAATCATTTAAAGTAGTAAAAGTACAAAATAATCTATTATTCATCAACGTAAAATCAACATCACTATCAAAGTCATATATATTATACGTATGAGAAATTGTGTTTAAAGTATTAGACATAGTTAGGGGTGGAAAAATCGTAATTTTTACCTTTTTTAGTTTTAGTTTGTAAATTTTTGTTTTTAAATATCTGTTTTATTTCATCTAAAATTTCTTTTTCATTATTATCAACGTCAAATAAAAACGAATCATAAACATAAAGTACGAGTTTAGTCTTTTTCCCTCGTAAGAGTTTAAATATATCCCACAATATAATAACATTATTTGCGGTCTCCAAGTTTTGTAATAAGTAATTTAAAAGTTTTTGTGGGTTCATGTTATCTAACTTATTTTTTTCAAATTTATATTTAGATATTGGACATTCTATATATCCTTTTGTTTGAAACTCTTCCCACAATTCATTTGTATATACTTTTACTTTTTTAAAAAACTCTAATTCTTCGTATTCTTTCCAAATACCACCATAAATTTGTTTAAACGTAATTTCCTTAGCTTTTTTATAATCCACTTTATACATTTCAGCAAAACTAGCATGCACATCATCGGAGTCGAAACTATAATGTAGTAAATTAGCAAGCAAAGTAGGATGGTAAGCACTAATGTCCATTTCGTAAAATAAATCATTGCGCGGAATAAAACATTTTCTTTCTCCATTTTTTTTATCTAATGCCGAGTAATTTACACCTCCATATCTATTAGAGGGTCTCATTGTTGTTGTGTTAAAGTTATATTGTGTATACACATAACCATCATTAGTGCCCTTATCAAAGTGGTGTTGATACGACGTGTTATCTACTTTAATTCCCGCCTGTTCTATCATATTAAATATAATTGATGCTCTATTATTATAAAACAAATTAGGTTTTGTAAATGTGAAATTTTTATAATTTTCTTCACATACCTCATAGTGTTTAACTATTGGGATTAATGGGTTAGTATGCATAAGCCCACTATTATTTTGATTAATGTGGTTGTGAGCAGGTGTTAATTCTGGTATATACGTAGTAAGGGATGGGGGTGGTTGTAGTAAGCTGCTAAATGGGATATCTTTTATATAGTGTAAGAATTCTTTTTTATCTCTTATGTGAATATTTTCTATACTATTTAATACTTTTATTCCTTCTTTTATGTCAAAATTTATTGTTTCGCTATGATTTATTGGGATAATATATCCTTTTGTATTATAATATCTTGCAGGTTTAATATAGATAGCACATATACTGTTTTCTATAGGATGTAAAAAGGGAGATGTTGGGATTATCTCAACATATGCTTCTTTGTACTTAATTTGACAAAGATGATCTATCTTATTTTGGTTTTCTATAAGCCAATACATAAGATAAAAATACTAAAAAATATTTAAAAAGACAAATATTTTAGTATCCTCCTCCACTACTTGTTCCTCCACTACTTGTTCCTCCACTACCTCCAATTGAGGGTGATGTGGTTGGATCTATTGGGGTAGAAGATGGGGAATATTGAGAATAATTATTTTTTATAAAAATTTCAAAGCCTCTTAAATTATTTTCTAGAATTACTTTTTGAACTTGAGAAAAATTAAGAGATTTATTTAATGATAAGTCTTTAGTAATTTTCCAAGGTATTGAAAAAGGAGTATATAATGACCATAATATATCTTGACTTTTAGACTTTAATTTATTAAAAGTAATTTGGTCAATTTCTAAATATTTTATTTCATTGTTTTTAATACAAAAATATCTTATATATTCTTCTCTATTATAGTCATCTTTAGTGGGTAAAGGACTATTAAATTGAGGTAAAAAAGTAGGGTTAGAAAATTTTTTAGGGGAAGAATAACTATAATTATGTGATGTGATTACTTCTGTAGGAGGATTTTCATTTAGTGGTAATTCAGATTCAAGTTCCTGTAATAGAGGTACTTCTAATAATATGCTAGATAATGAAGGTGTTTTACCTGTATATACCTTTCCATTTGATAATTCATAATAATCACCAACATAGTTTTCTTTTGTGGTAGATAAATTATATTCACCGCCATTAGTATAAAGTCCTGTTTTTATTTGGGATTTTGGGTAATAGGGCATTTTATAATAAATATTTAAATTTTAAGGAAGTCCTTTTTTAGCTTTATATATATCTAAACATCTTTGAGATTTAGCTATTCTTCCCTTTAATTTCTTTTTATATTTATTTATTTCGGCTGATGTAGCAGTGGATTTTAAAACTTTACAAACAGTACCTGGAATTTCTCCATCTACTAAAAAGCATTCTGTTGCTGATGCTAAAGTTAAAGATTTATTGCCTGCTCCTGGTAGTCCAGTAGCAATTGTTTCAGTAAGATAATACCCTGAAGATGCAACGTTTTGGAGTCTACCTTTCCCTTTTAAGTTACCACTATTCCCTTTTAAACCTGAAGATTGGGATTTTGTGCGGTCTATGTTTATTTTTACATTCTTTTTATTAAACTCAACATGATATTTACAATATTCAAGTTCAGCTTTAAATAAATCCATTCCTAAAGCTATAAGCTTTTTTTCCATTTGTTTTCCATTAGTCCATAAAGGTTGATTTAATGGTCTAGTATTAAGTCTTGTTGTACCTGGGTAGAAATAGCCACTAGGTATTGATGGATTAAGTGATTTTAATGTAGCACCTACTTTTTCTTCATATTTTTTTCTAGTGTTGGGGACACCTCCTGTGTCTGTCCACTGCATTAACCCTACCCCAGAATTTTTATAATCATTAGAAGGAGCCCATCTATCTTCTTTTCCATTTTCCATTTCACCCTCTTGAAAACCTGACTCAGCCATAACATTTCCGGCCATACCTGCTGCTTCAAGATAAGTAAATCCTG